TCTGCAATAATGCTATCAAATACTTCTTGAGTTGCTGACCTTTTATAACTAAGTGTTTTAAATATCCCTGGCTTATTTTTCTCTTGAGAGATTACTTCTTTTACATCTTCAATGTGTCCTGCCCATTTAGACAGAGTGCGATAAATCTCCTCTACATCTTTCCCTACTGCTACTGCTTTTTTAAGAGTCGTGTAACATACAGATGCTGCTGAAAGTGCAGTGATAGGATCTATCATTAGACACCACCTGCACTAGATCCCCCTAAGTTAATCCATGTCTGATTATCTTCATCCCAGTTATACATACCGCCATCAGTAGGCATAGCTGAAGGAGCTATCCATGTAGCATCAGCAGTAGACATAGACCAACTATTATATGGTTTAGGTGACATAAATAAATCCTGGTCTGCAAAGTAAGTATAGCCTTTACCTGCATAATTACCTCTCATATTACCGTTGTAAGAAGTTTGTTTCCATGTACCACCCAAAACTTTTTCTAAATGAGCCTGACCGATATATTCTTTTTCAACACCGTTAACATCAGCAGTATCTTTGTTTTCCACTACAGTAACTCTTAAAACTTCGTTTGCACTATTTAACTCTGCAAAGTGTGCCATCTTATGCTCCTATATGTAATCCAGTTAATTCTGTATCTTCACCTATGTAACCTTTTAAGAATGTATTAAAAGATAAACTTATTCTTTCTTTGCCTACTACCTTTTCAACCATGTGAGTTAAGTTAGAAGGAAAGATAACTAAATCATTTGTTCCTGTTTCAAACCACCAACTTTCACTATTAAAAAGGTTGTATTCTTTAGCAGGTATTTTTATTTGTTTGTATTCTTCTTTATAAAAATAAATTTTATCTTTTGTTTTATCAGCTTGAACATAAAACACACCAGATATAAAACTGTTAGGGTGTGCGTGTTTATGATGAAACTGACCTTCTTTTGTATAGTTGCACCATGACTGAGTTATATAAGGCTCAACATTATTTTTAGGTTGATATATATTTTTAAAATATTCTTTTACAGACTTTTCTATAAATTGTTTTAATTTTTTCATTTCTTTATTATTTAAAATATTATTATCAATTGATGTTGTATTACCTGTATTACCTCTTGTCTTTTGTTCAGTTACAAACTTTATTTCTTTTTCTGTAATACCTTTATGTTTAAAAAATGTAACCGCAGTCGGAAACAATGAATGAGTTATCAATTTAACGCACCACCGATTTTTCCTTGCATTTCTAGTATTTTATTTTCTTGGTCTTTTGTCCAAATAGTATTTATAGAATCTTCAAACTCTTGTGCTTTACGTTGTGCATCTCTAACTTCATCCATAGAAGGGCATGGTCTGTCATCATCCCATCGTGTAAATGTAGAATTACTTATCTCCCACTTAGCACCTGGTCTTAACAACTCCATAGCACTATCAATCCCAGTAAGTCTATAAATTTTATCTTTTGGTTTTATTTCCAATTTACCTTCCTTTTTTAACTTACGAACCATCCCTAAATAATTTCCATATACACTCATAATCTCTCCTATGCGTTCATAGTTATTACAACAATTCCAGAGCCACCATCATTACCTGAATTATAGTACCCAGCATCATAATCACCTCCACCACCGCCTCCACCAGTGTTAGCTGTGCCTGAACTGCCTGGAGAACCATTACCACCATGACCGCCACCACCATCACCTCCAGGTGCACCACTACCTAAGTTGTTTCCACCACCACCTCCACCTGAATAAAAGACAGCCGAGCCTGTTATTGAACTTTGAGTTCCATCACCTCCAAACCCTTCTCCATCTGTGCTACCTGATTCAGAGGCACCTCCCCCACCTCCTGCTTTGTAAGGTGCACCAGTAATATTTGCACCTCCACTATTTCCTTGAGATGGTGTTGTTGAAGGAGTGTTTCCATTACCTCCAATTGTTCCAGATACGTTTCCACCACCGCCTCCTCCACCAGAACCACCATTATTTCCATTTGGGCCTGCACCAGCATTTCCTGCACCACCAGCACCCCCACCAGTAGATGTTATGGTTGAAAACACAGAATCAAACCCATCAGTACCTTGAGTACCTGCTGAGCTAGGGGCTAAACCTTTTGTTCCACCACCTCCGACCGTAATGGTATATTCTGTTCCTGCAGTGACAGATAATGAAGTGCCTGTTCTAAAGCCTCCAGCACCTCCACCACCACCAGCACCACCTCCCCCACCACCACCTCCTGCGACTACTAAATAATCTACAGAAGATACTCCAGTTGGGCATACCCATTTTGTTGTGCCTCTAAATATTAGTGGTGAGCTTATAGGTACTGTGTATTTGATAATTACAATTCCAGAGCCACCTGTTCCTCCAGTTCCTCCTGAACCAGACCCACCTCCACCGCCACCAAGATTAACTGTTCCTGCTGTTCCGTTGCTTGGATTAAGTGCTCCGTTGCCACCGCCACCTGCACCTCCAGATCCTGCGGAAGTGCCCGCAGTTGCAGAAAAAACACTACCTCCTCCACCTCCTGCATATGTAACATCAGCACCAGATATTCCTATAGTTTCACCATCTCCTCCATCCCCTCCAGTGGTACTATTAGGGGCGGTTTGTCCTGCATCTTTAGCACCACCGCCACCACCTCCTGCAAAGGGAGAACCAGTTGTATTGTTTCCACCTGCTTTGCCTTGTACAGTTGTAGTTTCATGTGATTGCTGACCTCCGGGAAGAGCAATAGTAGCCCCACCATATCTTTGAACTTCTGCTGAACCTGCACCACCACCACTACCTCCATTTAAAGCAGTTCCATCACGGGCGTTAGCAGATTGTGCGTGTGGTCCTGTAGCAGGTGAGTTTGATCCTCCTTTTCCACCGCCACTTGATGTTACTCCGTTAAATGTAGAGTTGCTCCCAGCAGTTTCTGCTGGCGTAGATGAACTAGCTGCAGAGCCAGATCCTGATAATCCACCACCACCCACAGTGATAGAATAATCTGTACCTGCTGTTACAGACATACCAGTGCCAGTTCTAAAACCACCACCACCTGCTCCACCAGATGATGCACCTCCACCACCTGCAATTACAAGATAATCAACACTTGTAACACCAGTAGGGCAAGTCCAAACAGTATCACCTAAAAAACTTTCAATAACTACAATTTCACCTGCATCTGCTACCGCAGTAGAAAAGTTAGAAAATAATAATTGATGTATTCCAGTCATTATGAAATATTCCCAGTAAGTATAGCTAAGTTTGCTGTATAACTAAACATAATACTTGCGACTCCATTTGCATCTAGTGTATGCAAAGCAGTTGCTGCTAAATCTCCTGCCTTAACTGCGTTTACAGCAGTACAAGCTAATGATGCTGTACATCCATTTACTGATATAATTGATACAATATCACCGACTGCAAATACACTTGTTGGCACAGTTATTATAACATTAGCTGAATTTATTGTAACTTGATTACCTGCATCTCCTATTGCTAAAGTATAATTACCCGATACTTTAGTGCTTAAAGGTATGTCTCTTAAATCACCATCTTGATCTGATACTGTAGAAGCTCCTGTTATTGTATTTGTTACAGCTAAAGTTCCAGTTACAGAAGCATTAGTACCTACATTAAGTGTACCTGAAGCTGTTACATTATTAGTTATTCTAAATGAACCTCCTACTGAAGCATTACCTCCTACATCTAATGTACCGTTAATGTCAGCATTAGTACCTGCATTTAATGTACCTACTGAAGAAACACTAACAGCCGAATCTATAGTAGCTCCATTTATTGCAGGGCTAGTTAGAGTTTTATTGGTTAAAGTTTGTGTACCTGTGTCAGAAACTAAAGTAGCATTTGCATTACCTATAGTATCTCCTCCAGGTAATGTCAAAGTATTAGTAGCTGAAACACCATGATCTGCTGCAGTAATTATCTGGCCATGTGAATTAACAGCACAATTAAGTTGTATTTGTCCTTCAGTAGAACCAGAACCTTTAATTTCTAAGATTTGTGTAGCAGGATCTACTGTTAAATTACCTGCATTGTTTTTAAGATCGCCTTCAACATTAAATGTACCACCTACAGAACCATTACCAGATACATCTAATGTACCATCTGCAGAAGTATTACCTAAAGAAGTTTCATCAGTTACATCTAGAGTTCCACTGATTGTAGCTGTTGCAAGATTAGTTGTACCACCAACTGCAAATGTACCACCTACAGTAGCATCAGTAGTAAATGTAGTCTTTGCTGAAAATGTTGATGGTGCTCCAGTTTCTATTGCAGATGCTATAATATCTCCAACAGCTAAATTTGCATTAACAGTTACATTATTAGCAAATGTTGCACTTCCTGCTACATCGAGTGTTCCACTAGCAGATAAATCTTCAACATCCGTATCTCCAGTAACTCTTAATGTAGATTCTACACTTACTGCTCCTTTAAATGCAGAAGTAGCACTTACTGCAAGTGTACTTTCTAATGTTGCAGCTCCACCTACTTTTAATGTAGATTCAGCAGATAATGCATTAGTAACAGTTACTGCATCAGCAGAAATACTGTCAGCATTAATAACACCATCAATATATAAATCTTTAAATTGCTTTGCAGTTTTACCTAAATCTACTGCATTGTTAGTTTCAGGAAAAAATGCATTAGCATCTGCTTCGTATTGAAGTGATGGCCCTATTTTACTTATTGGCCCACCTTCTCCCGTATTACCATCGTGAGTATGTCCTGTAGAAGTGGCAAATGCACTAACTAAACCATCAAATTCTCCATCTAAGTCAGATGCATTAATAACATTACCGTCAGCAATATTATTACCAGTGTCTTTTCTTATATATCCTGTACCCATAATAACTAATCCTTATCGTCTATCGAAAGTTGCATATTCTAAAATTGAAGCATCTAATGAAAATGGTGCATTTGTATCACTTACTAAAAAATTCAAAGAAACATTAAAACCAGACCCTATTGTTTGTGTTGTAAATACTTTTTTTAATTTACCACCAAATGTAGCTGTCCCATAAGTTGAAGTAGTATCACCATAAACAGATATCGTACTTGTAGTATTTGATAAAGTAATTGGTGCAGGTTGTACAACTCCATCTGTATCAAAGTCAAATAATAAACTAGAGTCTACTTCTACACTACCTATAGGATCTGTATATAAATGTAATTTATAAATAGTTTTTCTTAATTGTGGATCATTTAATGTCACAAAAGGTGTTGCAAAGTTTGCTTCTATATTTTCACTATCAAAACTATTACCGTCTTCCATTTTATAAACGTATCCATTACCATTTGTAAATACTATAGTCTCTATTTTATTTTTTAAATTGCTATCAGCAGCTACTGCTTTTATACCTCTTACTTCTGCCCACCCAAACATATTCCCTTCTGTTCCTGCTAATTGTGTTCCTAATATTCCTGTATTGTTTCCTAATAATCTGTATTGAGATTTACCTTTTATAGTTATACTTGTAAAACTTGAATTACTAGATATTAAATTTACTATTTCTTTTTGAATAACTTTTGATATAACTGCTAAATCAAAATCTCCAATCTTATCTGTAGAACTTAATGATCTAATTCCATCTGGCCCTAAAAATACTACATCTCCTGCTACCTCTCTAATTGTATCGGAATCTACACAGCCAATATTGGTAGTTATAGGTTGTAATATAAAATCTGCAAGTGTATTTCCAACTAATCTTTCTATCTTATTTTCACTAAATATAATTAACTGCTCTCTAAAAGCTATAAGTCCTGTTATATTAGTACCTACACTTATGTTACCTGCCCCGTTACCTGGAGCAAAATCGTTATCAGTATAAGGTGCTGTAAAACTTAATACATCACCTTTTGAAAAAAATAAATGATTCTTAAAAAATGCTACATGCTCTGCTCCATTAACATCACTAGGTGCTTCAGTTAATGGTGTATATGTTGTTCCATCATATAAAAAAGGAAAGTTTGTACCATCTACCCCTGCTATTTTTTCTGTTGTACCTATTCTATATTTTGCAAATCTAGTAGTTTCTGTTCCTGTTCTATCACTTGTTAAAAAAGTTACACTAGCTCCATCACTAGGGCTACTTGCTAAGTCAGGAGATATGTTTAAAGTTGTACCTCCACTAGTAACAGTAGGTGTATTAGTGATTGTATATACTAAAGTTATACCTGCTACTGTAAAAGTATCTCCAGTTTTAGGAGTAGATGTTAAACCATCTATTGCTAATGTGCTTCCTGTCTGACTACCTCCATTTACTACAGGTGTTCCATACTGTGTTATATTTATTCTTGTATATCCTGTACCTGTAGAACGATATATGTGTCCATTTCTTGCAACGATAACAGAACTTTCCCATGCTGCTAACCCACTAGGATTTTCTCTATTAGTAGTAAAAGTTACGTCTGCTTGATCTGCAGGTGAACTTGCCAAACTACTTGTTAAACCTAAAGTTGATCTTTTAGTAGTTGAACTATAACTAACTGAAGACACAGTATAAGTACCACTGATTCCTGCTACTGTAAATACATCTCCTACTATAGGTGTAATATATAATCCTGCAACTACTAAGTTTGTACCTGTTTGACTAGCTCCGTGTACCTTTGGTTGTCCAAAAGAAGGTATTAAATTATTATCAAATTTAGTAAACCCTAATATTTTTTTATATCCACCTTCAACAGATGGTTCAAAGTTTCTTAAAATCCTAGCACTACCAGGTTGTTGCAAACCTTGCTGTAAAGGAGATAAGTTACTTACTAACCCACCTTTATATTCAAAAGCATATGTTTGTAATGCATCTGCCATTTATGAAGCCAATCTATAAACGTATGTACTTCTTTGTGATCTTGTTAACATAGTAGACCTAACATATGTGTTTTCATTTATAAGAACAATTCTCATGTTCTTTAATCCTGCTTCAAACTTTTCTTTTGCTACTAATGCATCTTGTGTATTACCTCGAAACATATAAGCATAATACATAGCACCATCTAAAATTACATTTCTATATATCTCTGGTATTTTAGGTACATCTGTTGCATCAATCATTTCAACACTAGTTAAATAATATTCATAAACAACTGTATATGCTTGGTCTGGTGCAGGTGATAAAACATATTCTAAACCTGGAGCTTTAGATACAAACACAGGAACATTATACAAACTAGTATCTGATGTATATTCTTGTTCAACAAATCTTTCTAAATATTCTTCATACCTTAATACTTTTAGTTTTTGAGTTCTATTATTTAAAGTATCACTCTCTTTAATTCTAAAAGTTTCAAAGTCTACTACAGTAGAATTTGCAGGAAAGCTGTATCGACTTACACCTGCAGATAAAGTATCTTCTTGTTCTACAAAGTTATAAGGCCAGTGTGGGTATTCTTGATCTATTTCTTGTATAGAAGCATTAACACTATCTTTAACTTGTGAATGAAAACCTGAAGTACTAGCAAAGTTACTAGTGCTAAGTTCTACTTCATTAAGTCTTCTATTAACTTCGTTAACAAGTCCTAAATAATTATATGCCATTAAAATTCCTTAATAGGTAAAGTAACAGTTCTTTCTGCTACTGTTCCACTTGTATCTAATATCTGACAATGTAATTTATATTTTGTATTGTTTGTACCTAATCCTAAATTAACAGTAGCTACTGTATTTGTATTAGATACTCCCACTAAATGTAAATTATTTACAATAGTCCCTGTACTAAATTGTGTTTTTACACCAGATGAATTATTAACAAACCATGTAACTGTATCTATAGTAGCTTGACTTCCTAAATATCTAGACCAATCTACACTAAAATCTACAGTTTCATCAGGATCTTTACTAGGCCATTTAAGTGACATATTATGCTACCTTTACTATTCTATCTGAATCTGTACTTCTTCTATGAACATAAACTGTTCTACGTCTTTCATAATTATCTTTAACAGTATTAAAGTTAAATACATTAGTTGTTAAACTTATACTACCTAATCCAGTTGTTCCTTGTGTACCATTTACATTTACTACTTTAGGAACACCTATTGCCTCTGTAGTTATATTAGGAGAACCTACTTGCCCTGTTCCAGATACGCCATCTGGAAACATTGTTAGATTATTAGAAGCAACTCCATATCTATCTGTACCAAATACACCAGTACCATAAAAGGCACCTGTGTTATTAGTTGTAGAAGAAGCCATAGTTACGCAATTCTAACAATAGCATTTGTTCCATCAGCACTTGGAAAACTTATTACAAAGTTACCTGCAGTTGCAGTTTGATCTGCACTAAAATCTAATACGGCTATTGCATTAGTCGTACTTGAACTACCGTCAGTAGTTGTATTATATATCAACCCACCTCTAGCAGTAATACTTGCTCCTGTAAATGTAGCAGTTCCAAAGTTTGTAAAAGCTGTTGTACTATCTGTTGTAGGGTCTACATTTACTAATGCAGTTCCTCCAGAACTATATCCTGCACCTACTACTTCACCTGTAGTAATAAAGTTAGTAGTACCTGCACTTAATGCTGCACCTGCAGAATACAAAGCAATTTTAAAAGTGTGTCCTGCAGAAGAAAAGTCATGCTTACCTTCAAGCAATTCTTTCTTAAAAGAAGTACACATGGCTTGTGAAATTGCCATCTTTAATCCTTTATAAAAAAAATGGGTAGCCCTATCCCCTAGAGCCACCCATGTAGTTTACTCAATTAATAATTAAGCTAATTGGTCACGATCTACTTCGTCTGGCCCTAGATCGTTTGATACGTCTTGCATGACTGCATATACTCTCCATACTCCTGAAGTAGGATATGCACTACCTGCAGTAGGCCCAAGTACTACATCAACTGTATCATCAGCAGATACAACTAATGGAGCATAGGCAGCAGGTATTGCTGTCATGTCACCTGTTGAAGTGCCATCACAGTCAAAATTGTCTGCAAAAGCATCAGGATCTGCACCTGTACCAATGTCTACTTGAAAGTCTCCGTCATTAGGTGTTACCACCTCAAGACCAGCACCCCAAACCATTGTTTTCGCAGGTACATCTATTACTTGAAGAACGTCAGCCGATGCTAATGCAGAACCTTTAGTGGTTGTTGCAGTAGCAAGATTAACGTCAACTTCTACTTTATATGGCTCCTTGCGGATAGCACGACTGGGGTGCGTACCTGCATTGATACCATTTGATACGTCAACTGTAGCCATTTTCTATCTCCTTTAAGCCACGTTATATTTAGCAGTGACAAGTGCCTCAGGTCTTAAAATCTTACGACCATAGAGGTGCATACCACGCACGATGTCAGAAAAACTGTCTGGATCACGATAGCTTTCTGTTTTACTTACTTGTTGAGCAGTAGCTATTGCAGAACCATGCCCTCCAACAATAACACCAAAGTCAGTGTTTTGGTTAGCCTTACCACCTGTAGCAGAACCACCACCTACTGAAGGTAAGTTGTTAGAGCTATAAACTTTAAATCCATGCAAATTATTTATAACTAAGCCATTTTGTAAGCCAGAGCCACCATAATCTGAATTTACTAGTCTACTATCTTCATCTCTAAGTAGCTCTAGAAATACAGAATCAACAACTAACCAACGGTCTGCTTTATCTACAAACTGTTGATCTAATAGTCTACCCATACGAGAAATAACTTGTAATGGAGATACAACATCATTAGGTAAAGATGTAGCTCCAGGTAAACGTGTTGCTAATGGAATAGAGTGATCTCCTGCTGAACCTGTAGTAATTTGAGAAAAACTACCTTTATTTAAAACCATAGAACTTAAAAGTTCATTAGAACCTGCAGATGCTACTGCATTTGTTCCAGGTGATGTAGTTCTTAAAGTATCAGCATTACCATGCTTTGCTGATTGTTGAAAACCACAAAGATACCCAAGAACGTCTTGATCGTATTGATCTCTCAAACGATAAGCAGCACGGTCTGAAGCCAAAGTCATAAAGTTTACATGACTATGTGCAGCCTCAATATCGTCAATCTTAAATGCATAGTAATTAGACTGATCTACAACAAGTGTAAAATCCTCATCATCTAAGTCTTGAGCAGTAATTTGAGTACCACGACTATAAGCCTGAACTGAAACTTCTGGTTCTTTGATTATTTTTACTGAATCACCCATGTTTGCAATCTCACCAAAGTAATCACTATTGGTAATATCTTCAACAACAGATGATTTACGGAAAGCAAGTTGTACCTGCTTAGAGTAAATTACAGGGCTAAAATTACCGTTAGGTAAGTTTTGATACCCCGTTGCCTTAGGGAAAGCCATCTTAAATCTCCTTAAAAAAGTGTATAAGTAATTGAACGCATAACTTACACAATTCCTTTTGGGGCTGTCTTTTATTGGTGCATACTATTTAGCTGTATAGTATGGGCAATCAAGTCTCAGGTAATCCTTAAATTGTTCGTTGCGTTGTCTTTATTTTAGCTATATCCTTGGTGTCACAAAGTGGGCAAGGTATAGCTAGACCTATGTGAATTACAGTTCTACTGATAAATCCTTGAATGTCAAGTACTATCTAGCAGAACCAGTCAAATCATAGATAAAATTCCCTGATCTCATAGCTGCTATTATAGCATCCTGTTTAGCTTCATATTCAGCAGGTTGCATTTTCTCTACTTCAGATTCTTTAAAAGTACTTCCCTCTGCCATAGCTTCAGGGGATTCTTTAGAAGAAGTCTTAACAGATTTAGCAGCTTCTCTCTGTACTTCTTTACTAGATTTCTTATTACTGCTAATGCCCATATCTGCTTTATATAAGTCAATAGCCCTAGCAGCAGACATAGCATCATGTTCATTTTCATATAAGGCTTTTTGCACCCACTGTGGTTGTGCCTCTACCCAATTATGAAACTGATCCTCATCTCTAATCTGAATAAAGTCAGGATGTTTTTTAAGCAATTCAACTTCTGCTTTTTCTCGCAGTGCATCGTCTTGCATATCATTAATCTTTTTAATCCTGTCTTCTAACTCTTTCGACTGTTCCTGTGATTTCTTGATAGCTATTGTTTCAACTATCTTAGCTACATCAGGATATTCTTTTGCCCATTCATCAAGTTCTTCTTCACTCTTAGGCAATTTAATCTGTTGCTTAGTAGCTGTGTCTAGTTGAGATTTAAGCTCATCAATCTGCTTTTGAAGATCCCCTTCTTTCTTTTGTGCAAATCTTCTTAAATCACCATACCTTTTTTTAAAACTTCTTTCTTCAGCATT